CGAAACCGTCTAATTGGAATAAACAACCAGTTCAAGGAAGGAACTAAAATGGCAGAAGAAAGCACTCCTGAAATACAGGAAACAGCATCAGAGCCAGCTACTCTCGATGCAGTATTAGAAAGCAGTATCGGAGAAGTTATAGAAAAAGAAGGGGTAAAGATTCCTACGAAAGAGGAAACGAAAACATCATCTTTGCCTGACATACCAGAAGAAGTAAAAACCGAGGAGGAAACTGAAGGTTCGGAAGAACTCGATCAGAAAGCTACTGACGAGGAAGAAGAAACACCTGAAGAAGAAGCCTCAACATCGGAAGAACCAGAAGAAGAAGCGGAAGAAACAGAGGAATCTAAGGAAGATGCACCTGTGTCTGCTCCTGAAAACTGGAACGAAGATGATCGTAAAATGTTTGATTCTCTCCCTAACGAAGCCCAAGACAGGCTTTTAAAAAGGGAAAAAGAGATGACAGCAGATTATACGAGAAAGACACAAGATTTAGCCGAACAACGCAAAGAATTAGAAGCATTAAATAAGGTTTTAGAGCCAGCTCGTCAAAATATAGCAGCAACAGGCATAGGGGAAGCCGAATATGTTTCCCGCTTGTTAAATGCGGATGCAGCCCTCAGACAAAACCCAAAAGTGGCACTTCAACAGCTTGCACAAGGTTACGGAGTTAATCTGGAGTCGTTAAATACAGAGAGTGAGTCTTGGAATGATCCAGACCCACAAATAGCCCAATTACAAAAACAAGTATTAGATGTAAAAGGCGAACTCAATCAATTTAAACAGCACAATGTCCAATCAGCGAGAAACGAAACAGAAAACCATATAAAGACTTTTTCTGAAGAAAAGGATGCCGAGGGAAAATCTAAACACCCTCATTTTGAAAAATTGCGTGTGAAAATGGGTAATTTGATAGATGCAGGGGAAGCGAAGAATTTAGATGAGGCTTATACAAAATCTATTCGTTTAGACGATGGTTTGTATAAGGAAGCCTTGAAAAACCAGCATACCCAAGCGAAGAAAGAGGAAGATAAAAGGCGAAAAGCAGCCGTAGAAAAGGCTCGTAAAGTCAAACCTGCGACTTCTGCTAATCCGCCCAAAGGTTCTGTTAATGTTTCCGATTTGGATGCCTTGCTTATGAAAAATATTGAGGGAGCAGGAATTACACGCTAAAGTTTTTGTGGGGTAACGATAATATAGGAGGTTACTAATGGCATCGCCAAATAGTACATATACCGAGATTGTTACTACCACGCTGGCTAATTATAGCAAGACGATGGCAGATAACATCACCAATAACAATGCTTTGCTCCGAGCAATAAAGGAGAAAGGCAATAAAATAGTCGCTGGTGGTAGAACTATTGTGCAGGAACTAGAATATGCAACCAATAGCACGACCAAATGGTACAGCGGTTATGAAGTTTTAGATACTTCTACAAGCAATGTTTTCACAGCTGCAGAATTTAATTACAAGCAGTTGGCAGGAAATGTTGTTATTTCAGGGTTGGAACAAGTTGAAAACTCTGGAAAAGAAGCAATCTTTAACCTACTAAAATCAAGGGTTAAAAACCTTGAAAAGTCATTAAAGAACACAATGGCTACAGCATTATATGCAGACGGAACAGGAACTAGCGGAAAAGAATTAGGTGGTTTACAACTATTAGTACCAGGAACTGTAGGAAATACAGTCGGTGGTATCAATTCAACGACCTATACTTTCTGGCAAAATCAGGTTTATGATTTTTCAACAGAAGTTGTTACTGCTAGTGCCACGACCATACAATCAGCTATGAATACTCTATGGCTGTCTTGTATTCGTGGAGCAGACAAACCCGACTGCATCGTTTCAGACACTACTTATTTCCAATTCTATTGGGCATCTTTGCAAACGAACCAAAGATTCACCGATGATAGGAAAGCAAGTGCTGGATTTATGAACTTAATGTTTATGGATGCACCTGTGTATTATGATGACCAATGTCCGACAACATCAATGTATATGTTGAATACGGACTATTTATTCCTTCGCCCAGCTAGTGGTCGTGAATTTGAACCACTTGGGGAGAAGGCATCCGTTAACCAAGATGCATTGGTTTTGCCAGTCGTTTGGGCAGGAAATATGACTGTTTCAAATAGAGCAAGACAGGGCATCATACAAGCATAGGAGGCATGAATGTCTTATATTACAGGAATAGATATTACCGCAACAAGCACGACTGTAGACTTTCAATTAGGTCAAGTAGGTCAAACTTCTGACGGTAAGCTCTATAAATATGTCCAATATGTAGTGGGCGCAGGAACAGTAACCGCAGTTTCTGGCAATGTAGTAGGATACTACGCTGCAAGTGGAACTTCAGCAGGACAAGTAGATATTGTTACTGCTGATGTTAGTGATACTGCAAAAGTAGGAGCTGGCGTACTTCAATCAGCACCAGCCACTAGCGAATATTGTTGGATACAGGTAGCTGGTTCAGCAACATTAACAACTGCTTTAAAAGCAGGTGCTGATGGTAATGCATTAACATTAGTAGGATCAGATGATTCAACATTAGATGTATCTGCTCTTGTTACTGATAATATTTGTGCAACTGCAATAGATGCAAGTGCAAAAATAGTAATGTGTCAATTTCCATTGTAGCATTTAAAAATATAGGTGGTGGCTGTCCTCAACTCAGCCACCCCCTTTAAAAAAGGAGAAAAAGTATGGCTATAGCATCAAATATACGGGCTACATTCTTTAAGTCTGATGGTGGAATAGATTTAGCGGAATTAAAGATAATTGGCGACCCGAATACCGTTATTTATAAAATTAAAGATAAAGAAGAAGAATTAAAAGAAAGATTCCCACAGGAATATGCGGACTATTATAAAATTTCCAAGCCGAAAACCCCTAAAACAACACCATTGAGTAAATTAAAAGGAGTAGATAATAAAAAAGAGGAGTTGTTAATTATAGAAGGAATCAGGACTGTGGAGGATTTGGCAGCTCTTTCTGATTCTAATTGTCATGGATTAGGCAAAGGAACATTGGATTTACGCAAAAGGGCAAAAGACTTTTTAGCAGAAAAATATGATATTCAAGCAGAACAGGTGGTTGGCTAATGACACTACTGACACTATGCCAAGATGCAGCAAATGAAATAGGGATTCCCTCTCCGAGTGCGGTGATTGGTTCTGTGGATACAAGTGTTATTCAATTACTGGCAGCAGCCAACAGGGAAGGAAAGAATTTAGTATCAGGCTATGACTGGCAGGTCTTGATTAAAGAGGAAACCCATACAACCATAGCAACGGAAAGTCAGGGAGCTATGTCAACAATAGCAGCCGATTTTGACCGATTTTCCAATGATACTATGTGGAATCGGAGTACCAACAGAAAGTTTTACGGGCCATTAAACAACACCGAATGGCAAACATTAAAGGGAATAGTGGTTAATGGTGTAACCAATTATTTCCGTATTCGAGGGAATTTATTACTTTTAAACCCAGTCCCAACAGTAGGACAAGACCTTGTTTTTGAATATATAGGAAAGAATTGGGTAGATACCACAGGTGATGGTTCAGCAGATGCCGTGGCTTATGCAGCCGATGGCAATACAACTGTATTAGATGAAAATTTGGTTACACTTGGGGTAATATGGCGGTTTTTAAAGCAAAAAGGATTACCGTATGACAACCAATTCCAAGAGTATCTAATGAAATTATCAGAAAGACAGGCGAAAGACGGAGCCAAGCAGATTATAAGACTAACGGGGAATTACACGACATTCCTGCCTGTTAATGAGCCAGAAGGAAATTATACCCTATAATGCCAGTTAAAAAAACAAAAGGCGGATATAAATGGGGTAAGTCAGGCAAGACTTATGGAAGTCGTAAAGGAGCTTTAAAACAGGCACGGGCAATTTATGCTTCGGGTTATGGGAAGAAAAGAAAGAAAGCATCATGACAGTAGCAAGTATGGCTAGAATAGAAGAAGAAAACTCAAAAAGACTGCTAGCTAATTTATTGAGAGAAGAAAGCGGTAGGAGGTTTTTTTTAGGAAACGGAACTACAGTTAAAGAGCAAAGCAAAGAGCAGAGCATATCTTCCCAAATATTCCCAAAAAAACAGAAGTTCAAAGTTGATCTTTCCTATGGTAAAGAAAAAAAAGACAGCACAACTACAACTACAACAGGAATAAAAGCAAAGATGCCTATAGGAAAGGTTAATGTACGGTTTGGAGCAGCTCTAATTGAAAGAGAAAGCGAAAGAATAAAGCAAGAAGCTATAGAAAGAAATGCTTTTGAACAACTGTCTACTTCAGCAGGCGTTAATATAGACGACCCTTTTGGTTTTGGCGGTGGTGCAGATTTGGGTTGGCGAGGAAAGTCAACAGGAGGAGAATGGAATGTAGAAAGTCAAGATTACACAGGTTCAGGTAAATGGAGTACTCCTTATCAAAAACAAGTCACAGGTAGGTATGGTGTACCAATAGGAGATGGTTGGTCATTAGGAGTAGAAGGTAGCGCAGGAGACATGGGGATGAGCCCACGATATGTGGCAGGTGACCCCAATAAATGGGAAAACTTTTTAGCAGCATTATTAAAGTATGAGAGGTAGTTATGGATTGGTTGGATGATATATTAAAATATACAGATCAAGATTATCTTTTTGGTGCTAACCCTGAATCAGGAAGTTGGCAGGACATAGCCCAAAGTTTTTTAAATAAATCTTATGATCCTGAAGGTTCTCTTGTAGGTAGAATTTTAAGAGCAGAGGAAAGAGTTCCTTCTACTCCTGGAATAAACCCAGAAGGCGATCCCATGTATGGCAGTAGTGGGAAAACAAATCCAGTAATAAGAGATTTAGAACAAGAAGAAGCAAATAGACCTGCATGGTCACCAAGCAGTGCTACATATGATGCACCAGACATGATAACAACGCCTGAATATACTGTTCCTAGAAGGAAAGTAGGCATGATAGGCGGTAATCCAAATATGTATGGCAACTTACAAAAAAATATAACAGAAGAAGAATTAGAAATGTTAGCTCGATTATTGAGGAGAAGGGCATAATGCCATTTCAGCCAACAGGACAAAGTACATCTATAGCAGCACCAATCGGTGGATTAAATACGAGGGATGCGGTGGATATGATGCCTGAACAGGATGCTATTCGTTTGGAAAACTTTTTCCCAGGTGCTACGGATGTCAGCGTGAGAAATGGTTTTACAGCCCATGCCACAGGATTACCAAGTACCGTTCAGACATTAATGGCTTATTCTTCAGGAGCAACCAATGAGTTATATGCTGTAAGTAATAATGCCGTTTATGAAGTTACTTCCGCAGGAGTCATCGGAAGTGCGGTGGTGTCGTCTTTGACGAACTCACAATGGCAGTATGTTAATTTTACAACATCTGGAGGAGGTTTCCTCTTTTGTGTAAATGGTGCCGATTCTCCCAGACACTATAATGGTACGACTTGGACGACACCCACTTTAACGGGAGTAACAGGTTCCACGCTTAATAATATTTGTGTATTTAAGGAACGCTTATTTTTCTGTATTAATAATTCTTTGAGTTTTGGCTATCTTCCGATTAATAGTGTAGCAGGAGCTATTACGACTTTTAATTTAGGAAGTATTTTTCACATGGGTGGTTTTATCCAAGCCATAGGAACTTGGACTAGGGATGGCGGAAGTGGTCCCGATGATTATATCGTCTTATTAACCAATCACGGGGAAGCGGTAATTTATACGGGTTCAGACCCAAGTGATGCGACAAAATGGAGTTTAGTCGGTACTTTTAAATTATCCCGCCCTATAGGAAAAAGATGCTTAATTAATGTTAATTCTGACTTGATTCTTATTACCGAAGCAGGATTTATGCCGTTATCACAGACTTTGGTAACAGGAGAAAATGCACCTGCTAAAGCTATTTCCGATAAAATAAGCGGGAGTATTCTTCCTGCTGTAAATAATTTCGGCTCTACTTTTGGTTGGGAAGCTATTTTATATCCTAAAGGACAGTATGGTTTGTTTAATGTTCCTAATAATACGACTAACGGTTTTGTTCAGTATGTCGTTAACATTAATACAGGAGCTTGGGGTAAATTTTCAGGACAAAATGCGTTTTGCTGGGCATTATTAGACGGAGTGTTATATTTTGGGGGTGATACAAAAACCTACCAAGCGGATACGGGGGATAGTGATGCGGATGCAAATATAGAAGCATCGGCAAAAACCGCTTTTATTTATTATGGAGGCAGAGGTTCGCCTAAAAGATTTACAGCTATCAGACCAGTTATGGGTAGTAATGCTTCTTTGCCTGTGAGTATAGGTTTTGATGTAGATTTTGAGGATGGTACCACTTCTTATACACCAAGTGCTGTTACGACAACGGGTGCAACTTGGGATGAAGCCACTTGGGATGTAGCAAGTTGGGGTGGTACTGTTTCCACCTCGAAGTCATGGCGTAGTGTATCAAATATAGGCTGGAACGCAGCCGTTAGAATACGAACAAGCACGAAACTGCAATCGGTAAAATGGCACTCCACCGATGTAATGTTTGAAATAGGTCGGGGTTTATAATGTTTATTACCGATAAAATATGGAAAATCCTGGAGCCTGCCATTAAAGGTCTAGGAGAAATTACGAGGGAGCAAATGGAAGAAATGCTTAAAACAGGGGAATATAAACTCTTTACCAAACAGGAAAGTGCCATTATTACTTCCCATCAAGGAGAAATTCTACGCATAGGGATAGGTGGGGGAAGATTAGGAAATATTAAAGAAATTACAAAAAGAATTGAAAAATACGCAAAAAAGCGTAAATATAAATACATTGATATTTTAGGCAGAAAAGGTTGGGAACGAGTATTAGACGGATATAACAAAAAAGCAGTATTATTGCGAAAGGAATTAACATGAGTTTTATAACAAGATTTTTTAGTCCACCAAAAGCACCACCAGCACCAGATTATACAGGAGCAGCACAAGCACAAGGTGCAGCTAATGTGGAGACCGCTATAGTTGAAGGAACTATGAACCGACCTGATATTTTCAGCCCGTATGATGTTACGAGATGGACTGATGTAGGCACGAAAGAAAAGCCCAGATTTCAGGCAGATTATACCTTGCGACCTGAATATGAAACACAAAGACAACAGCAGGCACAAATAGGCGGACAGTATTTAAATATAGCAGGACAGCGATTAGGAGAATTACCAGCAGGAGAATTTAATTTCGGAGCATTGCCTGCTTACCAGTCAACTATTGATACAGCAGGATTTACCCCATTAGCTACGGCTGAAGATTTAGGGGATTATGCAACTCGTAGTGAAACTGATTATTACAATAGAGCTATGGCAAGAATACAACCGCAGCAAGAAATGGAAAAAACCCAGTTACATACACAATTAATCAATTCAGGGCTACCTCCAGGATCAACGGCTTATAATGATGCTATGGGAAGATTAGAATTACAGCAATCTGATTCTTTAAGAGATTTAAGCCAACAAGCCATAGCGGAAGGACAACGCATGAGAACAGGGTTAGCTAGTGAATCTCAATCTATGCGTCAAGCACAATTAGGCGAAGCAACAATGATGCAACAAATGCAGAATCAAGCTCGACAACAAGCCTTATCGGATGCGTTACTAGGCAGAAGATTACCTATGGAGGAACTCGCCACATTAACAGGTTCTCCAAGCATAGGAGCAGCAGGTATGGGAACAGCAACTACGGGATTAAATGTGCCTGGTACTTCTATAGCACCACCACCATTATTTGCAGCAACACAAGCAACAGGAGCTGATGCCATGAATAGATATAATCAGCAAATGGGAGGATACGGAGCTCGTATGCAAATGTTAGGGAATTTAGGAGGAGCAGTTATAGCTTCTGATAAAACTTTAAAAGAAAACATTATAAAAGTTGGTAAATCAGCATTAGGATTT